GGCAGCCCTTTTTTCCGTAGGAATGGTTCCCTACAGAAATCGGGACAAACCCTGCCTCTGTTCTTCCGGCCCACACTTCTGTGGGCGTGGTTAGCAGCCGCCACCATGCGCTGCATGGAGGAAGATCATGGGTAATTATGTGCTTAAACAAGTGAAAAATCGCAAGACTTCTCACTCATCCGATTCTCAATGGGTATATGCTTCTGTTCCTCGGAACAAGGCAGAACCCTTACCGTACCTTCGGTACGGCGAGACTTGGAGCACTACAATAAACCCAGGCGCTTCTAACGAGCTTACCAACTATGGTTATGGGGTTCAAAACCCATTTCTTGCCGTTGCGCACGCGAAAGCGTTCGACAAGTTCGTGACTGATGTTAAGGCCAATGCTCAAATGGGCATGGGGGAAAATTTGGGACAAGCCCAAAAGACTCTCGGCATGATAGTTGACCGCCTATCTATGCTCCATAACATCGCTACTCGCAATTGGGCTCGTGAGAGCCTGAGACGCGAGAGGCTGCGTAGGAAGTTCGGGTCCGGCTGGCGCGCGCATTCAAAACGTGCGGGCGCCTGGTGGCTCGAAGCTCACTTCGGTTGGGAGCCCTTAATAAGGGATATCTATACCGGGATGATCTTGCTCAGTGAACCTCACTGGCCTTCTTATCCAGCACATGGTCGCGGATCCCACTCAGGGGTACGTGATCGCAGCCATCCCAGGGATTGGCGTTGGGCGGAACAGGATGTGACCTCAATCGAGGCACGCGTCCGAATTTCGGCCAACGTCCGGGTGACCAACCCGAACGCCCTGCTAGCTAGTCAATGTGGTGTGATTAACCCCGTTGGCATAGCTTGGGAGCTTGTTCCGTTTAGTTTTGCTGTGGATTGGTTCTTGCCGGTAGGTAAGTTCCTTCACAGTTATACGGACATGGCGGGTGTAGCATTGGAAAGGTCCTTCACAACGTTCACTGATCGTTGTGAGATGACTCATACAATACAAAACCCGTACGACACGCCTGACAATAATCTCCGAAAGGGTAAAGGTTATAGGGTAGAACGTCGTCTCGGAAATCCAACAATCCCAGGTCTCTTTTCGAGGAGAGGCACTGGTATCCAAAGTGCAATACGCGGTGCTACCGCTGCTGCACTACTCGTTGGCTTCCTTGGGAAGAGGCCATAATCAAACAACCGCGTCCCAACGCGACTACATGGAGTATTTACCATGCCGAACGCTGTTAGCGTTACCGTTAAAGATCTTGCCAACGCGGACAAGATCTTTGACGTTGTGTCCCCCTCTTCCGGCGGCGCCGCCGCTCAGTACGAACAAACTGCAGCATCAAGTAAGAAGGCCTTGCGACCTTCTATCGATGTTGTCAATCGTCCTGTGAACGGCGCGCCGAACTCTCGGAAGGGGTTGGTCACTGGGGTATTCCCCGTCGTGCAAACCGTAGCTGGCGTCGAACAGGCGCATAGCTACACGTTTTTCAAACTCGAATCGAAGACCGACTCCATGGTTGACGATGCGACGCTGGAAGACCAGTTTGTGCGGTTCGCCAATTTCGTCTTGAACGTCGGCGTGCGCAAGTCCATCGCAAATGGTCACAACATGACCTAATGCTATGAGCAAGCGCCGCACGATTGATGAGAATCTCATCCGTGTCTTCGCAACGTTATGCGACGAAGTTGGGTCGGAATTTTCTGAGCGAGCCAAGAAATTGGTTTTATCAGGAGATTTTGAGGGCTATCTGAACCTTCAGGTTGACCCAAACGCCTACTACACCTTTCTGGATTACCACAAAGACAATGCTGTACGATGCTTCCTTCGGAAGTATCCAAAGCTCCCAATCAAAAGGGACCTTAGCCGTGAGGCCGAGGATAAGTTCTTTGTGTTAGAAAGGGAAAATTATCAAACAAACCGTAGATTATCTAAACACCTCCACTCACAGGGTCCTTTTGAGACCCCGGGAGACTTGATGATTGACGAATTCCTTCGTCGAGTCAAGGTTAAGGTATCTAAGATGCTCGGGAGACTCCCGAGTGTTCTTCACGGAAAGTTTGGTAAGGGCGCGACCTTTAGCGACAAAGGACGGGATGTACTCCTGCCCAATAAGATGTCATCAAAACCCACTGTGACTAGCGATGTCTCCGGCCTATCCCAGTTCTTCTGGGAAACGGCTTGGGGCGTTGCGGTCATGTCTGATAGAAAGACGCCGTACCTCGTGAGAGGCAATAGGTTCCTAAGTGTCCCAAAAGACGCTACAAAGAACCGCGGTATCTGCGTTGAGCCTTCGGTAAATGTGTTCCTTCAGCTCGCTGTCGGATCACACATAAAAGCCAATCTTAAACGGAAGTTTGGGATCGACTTATACGAAGCTCAACCGATCCATCGTGCCTTAGCTCGTCATAGTAGTTACTATGGCGGGTTGGGGACTTTGGATTTATCAGACGCTAGCGACCGG